ATCATTGTAATTGATAGCATTAGCTCACTTCTTCCAGCCGTATACTTCGAAAAAGATTCTGATGAGCTAAAAGCTTTAGACCAGACTAAGCAAATTGGTGCAGAGTCTAAGGACTTAAAACACGCCTGGCTGATGCTAAACTACGCTAACAATCGTGAAAAGCCAGCTTTGATAATTGCCATTTCTCAAGCTAGAAACAACATCCAGGCTATGTATACGCAGTCTGTTCCTACAGGGGGGTTGACCACTCAGTTTATGTCCTCTACAATAGTCAAGCTGTTTTCTTCTAGCTCAGACTCTAAGGCTATTAAAGGAAAGATCAAGGTTGGGGATAAGCTAATTGAGCAAAAGCTGGGTAGGAGAGTCCTCTGGGAAGTCCAGAACTCTAAGACCTCTGCCCCAGGAGATGCTGGAGAATATGACTTCTACTTCAGAGGCGATACAATCGGCATAGACGCCATTGGGGACCTAGTGGACACTGCAGAGCTTTTAGGGATTGTAGAGCGTTCTGGGGCCTGGTACATCCTCCCAGACGGGTCTAAGGTCCAGGGTAGGGATGGATTTGTCAATAAGGTAAAAGAAGACAAAGACCTAGAAGCCTCAATTAGAAGCAAGCTAGATGTCTAAATATATAGTTATTAGCGGCAGCTTTAAGTGTCATACCTGCAAGGAAGAGGTAACATCTTTAAGGTGTTACGGAGAAGATAAACTTTTGAGCTGGATGTGTTCACAAAAACATCTTACAAATGTAAGTTTAAAGCCTAAGACAAAGAGGGACTATGAGCGAGAGAAGTGAAAGTAAAAGACTTGGTGCTAAACAGCACAAGAATTCTGGAAGAGGTGTTCACAAGGGGGATGCCTCATGGGAAAACTTTACTGTTGACTTTAAGGAAGTCGGCAAGTCGTTTACCCTAAATAAAGATGTATGGGCAAAAGCAACTACCGATGCTATTAAAAACAATAACGATCCAGCAATCGTAGTTGTGCTAGGAGAGTCTGGAATGAAAACAAGATTAGCAATTATAGAATTATCAATACTAGAAGAACTGACAGGAAAATAAAAATGAAAATACTACTACTAGATATAGAAACAACACCAATGCAGGTTTATGCATGGGGTCTATGGGACCAGAACATTAGCATTGATCAAATTATTAAGAGCACAGAGATGCTCTGTTTTGGTGCAAGATGGCTTGACGGCAAGAAGGTAATTTTTAAGTCCGTTCACCATGATGGCAAAAAAGAAATGCTAAAAGAACTGCACAAGTTAATGGATGAAGCAGACCTTTTGGTTGGCTGGAATTCAGCAGCTTTTGACCACAAGCATATCAATAGAGAATTCCTTGAAAACAAGATGGCACCACCATCACCAACTAAAGACCTAGACCTTATGAGTATTACGAAGGCCAATTTCTTGTTCCCATCAAACAAGCTGGACTATGTTGCACAAAAGCTAGACGTTGGAGCTAAGGTCAAGCACTCTGGTTTCAAGCTATGGATTCGTTGTATGGAGGGAGACAAGAAAGCTTGGAAAGAAATGAAGGAGTATCAGATTCAGGACGTAAACCTTCTGGTAGATCTTTATTACGAATTACTTCCTTGGTTTGTGGGCAAGGGAAGTGCAACAACCAAAGAGAAGCTAGCCATCTCTGGGTATGACAAGGAATCTGAGGTATAATATTCTTATGGAACAACAACAGACAACTATCGACTCAATCAACGGGCTATCTGAAATTGCAGAGTATATGCAGGATGAGGAGCTAAATACAGCCCTTACCTTTATTGCCAAGGTAATTATTAAGCCAGATATCCCCATCAACGTAGTTACTATTGAAATAGTAAGACTACAAGCGATAGCTGCCAAGATGGCCTTTAAAGCCACCTGGATGGCTAACGTGGACAAGTCTGATCGTGGCAAGAAAAATCTATACTATACTGCTGCAGAAGCCATTAATAACCTGGTCTCTGCCTTGAAATATATCGCCAGATAGTGTATACTAGAGGTATATAGAAAGAATTTAAAAAAATGACAAAAAGTTTACTGCAGCAAGTAATGATAAAGACAGAGCAAAAGATACTATCTAGGCCCTCATTTTTAGATCAGGCAGCTCTTATTGAAAAAATTAAGAGTGGCTACATCGTTAATCGTGTAGATAAGTTTACTAAAAAAACAAGCTTTGCCCCATCAACCATTGCATTCTCTCACGGAGAATGTCCTAGATATTGGTATCTAGCTTTTGAGGGTGCTATGTTTACAGATAATGCAGATGCCTATGGCGGTGCAAACATGACTGCTGGAACAAAGTCGCATGAAAGAATTCAAAAGGCCATGGGAGATGCTGGGATTCTTAAGGATTCAGAGTTTAAGATAACATACCCAGACCCACCTATTTTTGGCTATGGGGATGTTGTATTAGATTGGGAGGGTCAGGATCTTCTTGGAGAGATTAAGACTATGCCTAATGAAGGTTTTGAGTATAGAAAAATTGCAGGAAAGCCAAAGTCAGGACATCTGATTCAGCTACTTATTTATATGAAGATTTTGAATAAAAGCAAGGCTGTGATGATTTATGAGAATAAAAACAATCACGAGCTTTTGATTTTTCCTGTAGAATTAAACGAGTATTCTTTTAAGTGGGTAGAGAACGCTTTTGAATGGATGAGAACAGTTAGAAAGGCTTGGGAAAATAAAACCTTGCCAGAGAAAAACTATAGGTCCAATTCAAAAATTTGCAAGACTTGTCCTATCAGGGCAACTTGTGATGTGGCGGGAACTGGGGAGATAAAGATTAAGTCCCTGGAGCCGCTAGATGAAGCACTGTCAATGGTGTGACCTAAGTTTTGAAACTAAGGTTTCCTATCAAATATATTGCTCTCCTGAATGTAGGGACGGAGCAACTAAGCAAAAGATTGCAGAAAGATATCAGCTTTCTAGAATTAGTCGCAGGACTGGTAAAGTTAGAAAGTGCAAGAAGTGTGAGCAAAACTTGTCAATCTATAATGACGATCCAATCTGCAGCAAATGTTTAATCAATCCTGTTGACATCTCCATTGCCCTAAAAGACATAAAGAGGTTGTCTAATGGTAAATCTTAATCTACTAATAGATACCCCTAAAAATATTTGTGCTATAGATGCTAGCACTAACAGTCTAGCCTTTGCCATTTTTAATGACAAATCTTTAGTTGCATGTGGCAAGATTAACTTTAAGGGGGCAGACACTTACTCTAAAGTAGGAGATGCTGCAAGAAAGTCAGTAGCCTTTTTTGAAAAGTTTGATATTGATGCAATTGTAATTGAGCACACAGTGTTTATGAATAGTCCAAAGACTGCAGCAGATCTTGCCCTAGTTCAAGGTGGGCTTCTTGGAGCAGCTAGAATTGTCGGAGTAAAAAGATTTGGATCAGTCAGCCCCATTACTTGGCAAAATTTTATAGGAAATAAAAAACTTACCACTCCTGAAAAACTAGAGGTAGCAAAGAACAATCCGAACAAGGCTCCGTCTACTCTAAAAACGATCGAGAGAGAGTTTAGAAAGCAAAGAACAATCAAGTTTGTAAACACTTATTATGACAAGAAAATAGATGACAACGATGTTGCGGATGCTGTAGCAATTGGACACTATGCGGTCAACAATCCAGGAAAGCTTGGTTTATAAAATGGCAGCAAAGCTATACACTAGCGAGGCCTGGCTTAAGAAGAAGTATTGGCTAGACAAGAAGAGTCCTGAAGACATCGCTAAAGAGTGTGGAACAAGCGTAGAGACTATATACGTTTATCTAGCAAAGTTTGGACTAAGGAAGAGTAGAAGATGAGCGTTGTATATACAGGGGGAACCTTTGACCTCTTTCATTCTGGTCACGTAAACCTATTGCAAAGATGCAAGAGCATAGCTGGCCCCGATGGGATAGTCGTAGTCTCTTTGAATACCGATGAATTTATTCTTGAATATAAGGGCAAGGTTCCAGCTTGCACATACGAAGAACGTAAGGCAGTTTTAGAAGCCTGTCAGTATGTAGATGCAGTAGTTCCAAACCTAGGAGGCACTGATTCAAAAATTTCTATTCAGCTTTCAGATCCTGACTACATCGTCATTGGTTCCGACTGGGCAAGAAAAGATTATTATAGCCAGATGGGCTTTAGTCAAGACTGGCTAGATGCCAAGGGAATTGGCTTAGTGTATGTTCCATATACCAAACATGTCTCAACAACAGCAATTAAGAATAGGATAAAGAATTGAAAAAAGCAATTGTTATTGCAACCTCACCAGGTAGAGCACACTGGGTGAACGACTGTTTGTCTTCGCTAAGTGTTCCAGCCATTGTAGTTTCAGGGCCTGGCCAAGAGCTTGGGAAAATTAAGTGGGTGTATGAAAACACAAACATAGATAGATTTATTTTTCTACAGGACAGCATTGTTATTAGAGATAATGATCTTTTGATGAGCTTATTTGATACAGATGGATCCTCATGTATTATGTGTGGACCAAGATGCTTTGGTTCATATCTAGGGCTCTATGAGCGTAATACCTTGAGCCAACTTGACATTCCAGAAATTTCTAGTAAACTAGAAGCAGTCCAGCAAGAAATCGACTGGACTCAAAATTACATAAGCAAGTGCGATAAGTTTTCTCATCCAATTCAGATTGAGCATGAGGTGATTGAAACTATCTACAGGCATGGTAGAGAGAACCAAGTTTCCGTAAACAAGCTTTATGAAAAATGGAAAGGTACCTGGCGAACAGACCAGATCAAGGAAGATTAAGGACTAAAAATGAGTGCACAAACAGAAAAAGATATTGCAAGAGTTTCAGATCAGGTTAGAGATTTGCTAATTTCCAAGAATAGGTCTTACGGAGATTCCGCCCTGCATCCTTCAAGAATATTTTCTAAGTCTGATAACGTTGAGCAATTGCTGGTACGTATTGATGACAAGCTTTCAAGAATACAGAATGGACATGACTGGCCAGGGGATAATGAGATTGACGACCTGCTTGGCTACCTGATACTTCTTAAGATTGCCAAAGAGAGAGCTTCTAGTGAATAAAAGAAGGCTTGCACCAGTACAAGAGACTAAATTTGAAAAAGTAAAAGAAATGCAAATTGGCAACAGGGTCCTTGTTTCTGGAGAAGTCATCAAGATAGCGGGAGAGTATGGTTCAAAATTTAAGTTTGATAGTCTTGTTACTAACAAAGAGACTGGGGTTCAGTGGGTAGACTGCTTTGAATTAAGCAAGGGAGTAGTTTCTGGATGGAGATCGTTCAGATCTGATAGAATTAAACTAATGCCAATAAAAAGGGGTAAAAAGAATGTCAACTGAAGATAACCTAATTGAACACCTAGACAAGGTGAATAGGGTCGTAGAAGAATACCTTAAGGGTAGCGAAGCAACCCAGATATCTAAAGAGCTTGATATCCCCAGACAAAAGGTTGTTGGTTATATTAATGAATGGAAGCAGATGGCTTCCGATAATGCCGCTATTCGTGCAAGAGCCAAGGAAGCTTTAGTTGGAGCAGACACACACTACAATAAGCTAATCAGTAAAGCCTATGAGGTTATTGACGATGCAACCACAACTGCAAACCTGAGTGCAAAGACAGCTGCCATCAAACTAGTTCTTGATATTGAGGCAAGAAGAATTGATATGCTACAAAAAGCTGGACTACTTGAAAACAAAGAGCTGGCAGAAGAAATGCTAGAGATTGAAAGAAAGCAAGACGTCTTGGTAAACATTCTTAAAGACATTGCTTCAGAGCATCCACAAATACGAGACGAGATTATGCGTAGGCTATCTGCTGTTTCAAAAGACAAAGAGGTAATTACGATTGTCAGCGATGTTTGATGAATTCTTAGAAGTCTTAAAAGATAGTAACTTTGACGAGACACCAGTTGATGCAAAGACATTTGTAGAAGGCGAAGACTATTTGGGTCAGCCTCCATTGTCAGACGTTCAGTATGACATTGTTGAAGCTATGAGTCAGATATATAAACTAGAAGATTTAGTTAATCTAATGGGGCAGGAAGAAGGTACCCGATATTACAAAAAATACACAAAGAATGAAGTTATTCTACAGCTTGGCAAAGGATCTGGTAAAGATTTTACGTCTACTGTTGCTTGTTCTTACATCGTATACAAGCTCCTTTGTCTTAAGGACCCAGCGAGGTACTTTGGAAAGCCAGGTGGCGATGCGATTGATATCATTAACGTTGCGATTAACGCTCAGCAAGCTAAGAACGTTTTCTTCAAAGGATTTAAATCAAAGATAGAAAGATCCCCATGGTTCGCTGGAAAGTTTTATGCAAAGGCAGAATCAATTGAGTTTGATAAAGCAATCACAGTTTACTCTGGACACTCTGAGCGTGAGTCTCACGAGGGACTTAACCTTATCTTAGCAGTTCTAGATGAGATCTCTGGATTTGCACAAGAGATTGGCGGGGGTAACGATCAGGGCAAGACTGCTGACAATATCTATAAAGCCTTTCGTGCTTCTGTAGACTCTAGATTCCCAGACCTTGGAAAAGTAGCCCTACTATCTTTCCCACGTTTCCCTGGAGACTTTATATCACAGAGATATGATTCTGTAATTGCAGAAAAAGAAAGTATTCAGAAAAAACATACCTTTATTATGAACCCAGATTTGCCTGAAGGGGCAGAGGGTAATTCGTTAGATATCGAATGGGATGAGGATACAATTACCTCATATAAATATCCAGGGGTGTTTGCTCTCAAGAGACCCACTTGGGTAGTAAATCCAACAAGAAGTATTGACGACTTTAAGTTAGCTTTCTACACAGATATCGGAGATGCTATGCAGAGGTTTGCTTGCGTTCCTACTTTTGCATCTGACGCATTCTTCAAGCAGCGTGAAAAGGTTAGAGCTTGTATGACAATCAGGAATCCGATTGATTCCTCAAAAAGATTTGACGAGACATTCACCCCAGATCCAAATAAGAAATACTTTGTTCATGCTGACCTTGCACAGAAGCATGACAAGTGTGCAGTAGCAATTGCTCACGTAGAAAAGTGGGTATCAGTTCAAGTTATGAAAGACTATGAGCAGGTTGTCCCTATGGTTATCGTGGATGCAGTTGTCTACTGGGAGCCAAAGGTTGAAGGCCCAGTAAATCTTTCAGAAGTAAAGCAGTGGATTCAAAACCTACGCAGACAAGGTTTTGATATTGGAATGGTTAGCTTTGACCGTTGGCAGTCTTTTGACATACAAAACGAGCTAAAGTCTGTGGGTATTAGAACTGAAACAGTATCAGTGGCAAAAAAGCACTACGAAGACATGGCAATGCTTATGTATGAAGAAAGACTAGCTATGCCAGCAATAGAATTACTCTTTGAAGAATTAACAGAACTTAAGATTATGAAAAATAATAGGGTGGACCATCCAAGAAAAAGCTCTAAGGACTTAGCTGACGCTGTTTGTGGTGCAATCTTTGGGGCAATTAGTCACACTGTAAAAGACAATAATTCTGAGGTAGAGATTCATACGTTTAGGGATAGATCAAAGAGAACAGAAGATCTTCCTAAGAATGTGATACAATATAAGCCCATGCCAAAAGAAGTAGAAGAATATCTACAAGGGTATGATTTAATTTAACGCTTTTTTGTTAACAGTTTTTGTTTTTACAAAACTCTAAAGTAAAACTTTAAGGAGCGTTTTGTATTTCTAAAAACACTATGCTATAATAGATTTCTATCCCACTCTCGAAAGGTAACAATTTTATGTCAGATTTCTTCTCCTTCAGCCTACCAACAGATTTTGTTGAAAAATACAGCACTGTAGAGGCACCATTTGGTTTCAGAGATGCGGGAGAAAACTCCATTGGAGAAATTACTTTTGCTAGAACCTATTCTCGTATCAAAGAAGATGGAACTAAAGAACGCTGGTATGAAGTTTGCAAGAGAGTTATTGAAGGTATGTATTCTGTCCAGAAGAATCATGCTAAAGACAACCGCCTTCCCTGGAATGACTACAAGGCTCAGAAGTCAGCACAAGAAGCTTTTGACCGCATGTTTAACCTAAAGTGGACACCACCAGGACGTGGAATGTGGACATTCGGAACACCACTTACAATGGAAAAGCGTAACTCAGCTGCACTACAAAACTGTGCTGTAGTGTCTACAAAAGATCTAGACAAGAATGATCCAGGTGCTTTGTTTGCTTGGGTAATGGATGCCCTCATGCTTGGTATTGGCGTTGGCTTTGATACCCTAGGACAAGACAAAGCGTTCCCAATTCACACACCTATTGAGCCAAAGGTAGTCTACGAGATTCCAGACACTCGTGAAGGTTGGGTAGAGGCAACAAGGCTACTCCTTAACTCATTCCTAAGACCAAACCAAAACAGACAAGAGCTAGACTACTCGCTGATTAGACCTTTGGGTGCACCAATCAAGGGCTTTGGAGGAACTGCTTCTGGCCCAGCACCACTACAGCAACTTCACGAACAGATTCGTAAAGTTATTGGTGGACGTGCTGGAGAGACACTAGACTCCCGTGCTATTGTAGATATCATTAATCTAATTGGAACATGCGTTGTGTCTGGAAATGTTCGTCGTTCAGCTACTCTTGCTTTGGGTGTTGAGGGCGATAACGATTTCTTAAACCTAAAGAATGCAGAAGCTTTCCCAGAGCGTAACAGCTACGATCCAGATGCTCCAGGATGGGCATGGATGAGCAATAACTCTATCTCAGCTACTGTTGGCATGGATTACTCAAAGTATGTAGACCGAATTGTAGACAATGGGGAACCAGGATTTATTTGGCTAGACGTTGCTCGTAACTATGGACGTCTGGCAGATCAACCAGACGGTGCAGACTACCGTGTAGTAGGGTTTAATCCCTGTGCAGAACAGCCACTGGAGTCCTACGAACTATGTACCCTAGTTGAGGTACACCTAAACCGTCACGAGTCTAAAGAAGACTTCCTACGCACTTTAAAATTTGCTTACCTATATGGAAAGACTGTAACACTTCTTCCAACTCACTGGCAGCAAACTAACGGAATTATGCAACGTAACCGTCGCATTGGAACATCCCTAACTGGAATCGCATCTTTTGCAGACGAGAAGGGTCTTCCAACTGTACGCAACTGGATGGACGAAGGGTACAACAAGATCCGTTTCTATGACAAGAAGTATTCTGAATGGCTATGTGTTCGTGAGTCAATTCGTGTGACTACCGTAAAGCCATCTGGCTCAGTGTCCCTACTCTCAGGTGCAACACCTGGAGTTCACTGGGGCCCAGGAGGAGCTTTTTACCTACGTGCTATTCGTTTTGGTAATACAGACCCAATGCTTCACTTGTTTAAAGCTGCAGGGTATAAGTGTGAAGACGATGTGGTATCAGCAAATACTACAGTTGTATACTTCCCAATCAAGTCTGGACAAAAGCGTAGCGAAAAGCAGGTATCTCTATTTGAAAAGATGTCTCTTGCTGCAACAGCTCAAGAATATTGGTCAGACAATGGCGTATCAGTCACACTATCCTTTGACAAGGAAACAGAGAGTCAGCACGTAGCATCCGTTCTTAATATGTATGAGGGTAAGCTAAAGGCTGTATCATTCTTGCCAATGGGTAACACAGTATACCCACAGCAACCATACACAGAGATTACAGAAGATGAGTATGACTACTACATTGGACGTATTGCTAAGATTGATTTCTCTGCAATTTACGACGGGGTAGATAATCTAGAAGCACTTGGAGAATCATACTGCACGACAGACTACTGCGAGATTAAGATTCCAGACAAAAGAGCAAAGTAATGAAGCAGCTTCTACACTTTACAGCAACTTGGTGTCAGCCATGCAAACAAATGGAACCGCTAATTTTAAAATTTGTTTCAGAAAATCTAGATATTAATTATGACAAGATTGATGTAAGCGATGAGTTTGATCCAGCGGTTGAGTATGGTGTTAAAGGTATTCCAACTTTTATTGCACTGCTTGATGGTAAAGAAATTTCTAGACATACTGGTATTGCAACAGAAGAAAAGTTGCTTAATCTATTTAGCTAAAAAATAAAATGTTATAATAGTCTTGTTAGAACTAACCCCACTAACAAGGAGAAAAAATTAAAAAAGCCCTATATTTTGCTGTAGCCGTATCCATAATGTTTGTATCATTACTTTGGCCAGCAGCTGCTAAAGCATCTACATCCGCAGTGTGCGACACCTATCAAGTTAATGGTGGTGATCAGGCATTCTTAATGAACCTAAATACCCCACTAGAGTTTGGTGGCACGGTTTATGACGGTAACATTTATATAAGTCCAAAAGGAACAGTTACTTTTGGTCAGGGTGACTATACTTTCTGGAGCTACCCAGCAACACCATCTATATCAATTGGTTCGTGGGACTATCACGCTTTTGCTAATGACGGAAGTTCTCAATGGGATCCAGGATGGGGTATTGGAAAAGATTTGTATGTTAGATATGGATCAACAGAAACTTCTATTTGTGTTGATTGGAAAGTAATGGTTTGGGGTCAATCTTCTGGAGACCCAATCTATATCAGAATGTTAGCACAAGTGGATCCAGTAAAC